GCCGTACCCTGGTCCGCTCGTCCTGGCTGGTCTTTAGCCTTTCATCAGTTACGTCATTAGAGGCATCGAATGGGGTCCGGAAAGTTTGCACGTAGTTATACTCTTTAACTGGCTGGATTATACGGGTATCGGGAGATCGGGAGTTTTCCTCCATTGCGTTACCAATCCGCATTAAATGGTCATCGTCATTTATTACTTCTTTTTCGGTTCCTCCAACATGGGTAGAGTTAAGTTCTTCCTTACCAAATTCCCTTTCTACAGGAATTTCAGTGCTATAGTTACTTCAGCGTTCACCCGCATAATTTCTCCGGTCCGGGTGTTTTTGATAAGGTCATGTTTTTTGACAAAAGAGCTATCGTCAACAGTTATAGAAGTTGCATCAGCATCCTCTCCACCATCCGCTTGCCCCCACCAGGTTGCAGGCTCGTGGTCATACCACATAAACTGCACGGTTTGGGTAGGGGATTTCCCTGCCTCCATCATAATTACAAGAAACGGTGTTGCTGAAGGTAAGAGACGTTGTATATCCGAAGATATATCTATGTCTCGGCGGTCATAATCAATGTGGTACGTGGTTACTGGAGCACCGTCAGTAGGCCCCCAAATATTTGGCCTATAATCAGCAGTTCCAGGCATCGTGTTCTCCTCCATTCAATTATTTTTGTGCCGACCGCCGATTTGGAGTTTTTTAGGTTCCTCAGCGGTCAGCCGAAGAAGCCTTTACCACGGGCTTGATCAAATATTTGCTTCTTCTCCCATTCCTCCTGTCCTAAACGGCGTTCCCCGGTTCTCGCCTGGCCGGGAGAAATTTGTGCAGCATTTTTAAATACTTCCATCTGGTGGCTTTCTGCTTTTTTCTTGGCCTCTTCCCGTTGGCTTCTTCTTCTTTGCAGTTTGGCTTTATTAAAAGCCCGTTCCATTCCATCGTCTAGATGAAGCAAGTAGCTATTTTTAGGGTCTTTCAATACCTGCCCTACATCTTCTTTCATTTCCTCAAAATCCTGCCCGTATTTGTTTTTCAGCTCCATAACCTGCTTGCTATAATCTACATTAGGCCGTGGCTGTTGGGGTTGCTGGTACTGGCCGAAGTTTTGGTGTGTAGGCGGTGCTTGAGGTTGTTGTGGCTGTTGATATTTTTGTATAGATTTCTCTACAATTTTCTGTATTGCTTCAGGCCCTTTTTTGTAAAACTCATCGAAAAACTGGTCGGGATCGTATTCTTCTTCTTGTTGTTGAGGCTGCTGTGGCATCTGGGCGTGGGGGGCTTGCTGTTGAGGGGGCTGTTGCTGAAATTGCTGTGGCTGCTGAGGGTGTGGTTGTCCCATTCTTTGCGGAGCCATCATCCTCTGCAGGTAAGCCTGGTAAGTTTTAGTGAGCTGTTTGAGTTTTTGGTTCTCCTCTTCCATCTGAGATAGCTTTGATCTGGTCTGGTCAATGTCGGAAGTTTGCCCTAATTGCTGTTGTGCCTGCTGGTAAGCATCTTCCAGCTTTTCCGGGTCCACTTCCTGGGTCCCTTCTTTGTACATAGCCTCCCAATTAACATCTTTCCCCAGTTTTCTTCCAATGTTTATCAAGGCCTCTTGGACTTCTTGATGATTCTGGTATTTGCCTAAAATACGGCCTTCTTGCTTGCGTTCTTCCGGTTCCGGGTGTCCCTCTTCCTCCCTCTCAGGGGCCTGTTGTGGTGCAGGTCCAGGGTGTCCCTGTTCGGGTGGTTCTGTTGGGGCCGGCTCCTGTTTATTCGGCAATCCTAATGGATTATCCCCGTGCCCGGCTCCCTCTTTGTTAGGGTCGGGGGGGTTATTGCCGAAGAAGCTCTCAGTCATTTTTTGCCACTCTCCTTTTTAAATTTGTCCAGCCTGATTTTTGCATAATTAAGGACTGTCTTTAACCCTCTCAATTCCCCCTGTAGATAAGATATTTGAGAGAGATTTTCAAATGTTCCTGTTTCTAAATCCTGCCTAATAGCTGCAATTCGCTGTTCTGCCATCTCGGAGATTAGCCCCCAGCCTTCCGTGCGGGCCATCTGGAGGATCATACTATCCTTTTCCGTCAGGGTATCCGCTGGCTTATTCGGCACGGGGGCCACCTCCTGGTCCCGGGACTACTCTTGCAGGGTGAGCTCTTGCTCCAGGGGCCACAGTAGCTCCAGGGGAGATTTGCTGTGGGTGTCCCTGCTCAGGGCTTTCAGGCTGGGGGCCGTGTCCCTGTTCTGGGGGGCCCATTAAAGCCTGTTCGGCCATCGCCTGCATCTGTTGCTGCTGTTCAACTACCTCCCTCGGTATAAGGAATTTCTGTACATTCCTCATATCAAAGGCTTCCAGCCAACTTTTGGTAAGCTCGTAAAGGTCAACATACGGGTTTGCGGTTTCTATTAAAAAGCCCATCATCTGAGAAAGCTGCTGGCGTCTTATCTCTTTATTAGCCGCAGGGTCAACACTTGTACCCGAAGGTCTATAGTCAAATTCTCCTATCAAATCTCCTGGAGTAATCTGCCTCCAGCTCATACTCTCTTCAGGCCCGCATCTTATTACCCTGGAATGGTTAATAAACTGTTGATTATTCATGTCCATTAAATGGGCCAACCGTTTCATTCCTTGATTTTCAAACAACAATATCCTTACATCATACCGTATTGAGGCGTTAGAAGATTTTAACGAAGCCTCGGTTGCGGTTTCTGTCTTTCCGCCTTCCACTCCACGAATAACGGGCGGGACTGCTAAGGAATTTTCCAGCTGTCTTTCTGTTTGCCCTGATTCGGAGTAGGCGGAAGAGGCAACATCAGAAGTCCTTAATTCCTCAATATCGTCCATATTGTTTACCCAGATAACTCCCCCTGCCCGGGAGACCAGCTGAGATTCGTCAATATCACTTCCTGCCCTGATCTTCCACATCTTGTTGAGGATAAAAGAAACGTTATCTATTCGCTGGTTATGCTGGGTATTTAACTCTTCCTGCAGGTCCTCTATAATACTTACTGCACTAAAGCCGTAAAGCTCGTTGGGCACGGGGTCAAAACTCTCCATAACAAAGGGCTTTTTCTGGTGTCTCCAGTAGGGTGAGGGGCCGTCCCATACTACTTCATTTCGGTTGACCAATATACTTCTGCGGTCATCTTCCCAATAATGCAGTAGTTCGTATAGGGTTTTCCTGGTATCTTCTTCTTCACTCCTCTGGCCCATAATATCTCTTTCTTCCGGCTGTATCCCTATTTTAGATTGTCTTTCCCAAAAGCCCTGTCTTAACTTGGCCCCTGCCTGCCTTAGTTTTTTCAGGTCAAACTCAAACATTTCCCCTTCCGGAAGCTGGTTAAGCCAATGTAAACGTTGGATTAACTGTTCTTCAGTTACCCACTCTCGGTGGAATACAAACCTTGCGGTATCAAGGTTGGTCCCCCTGGGGTCAATCCAGAAGTCGAAGAAATCTACGTTATTTATTTCGTTGTCATCCCATACTGTATTCAGGCTTTCCTGCTGTTGGTTCTCTATATGCACCATAGGCCCCTGTGGGGTCTGGACAATATGGGGGACAGGGATAGGCTGTCGCATATACTTCTTCTCATATCTCCAACCTACACTCATAATCCCTGCCGGGAATACTAAGTAGCTGGTAGTGTAATCGTAATACTTGGAGACGATATTATTTTTAGATAGCTGCTCGTCCACCAAAGCTGAGGCTACCTCCGCCCGTTGCTCTGCTTTTTCCAGATGATCCCGTGTGCCGTGTATTGGCATAGGGATAAAATCAACATAAGGCCTGGCCCCAAAAAAGGCTTTAACCAGACGGGCCCGGATAGTATCTATCGCTTCGTAGGTTTTAGGCACGTGCAGGTTGGCTCGGGCTTCTCCTTCTGGCAATTCGGCCTTCCAGCCTCGGTATAGCTTATACCATTCAATAGCCCGGTCGTCCCACTGCTGCCTATAGTCCTCTGCATATTTAAACAGCTCCAGGCGGTCCTGTGTAATTTTTCTCTGGCCTTGATCTTGTTGTGGTAAAAATAATTCAACCATCGGGTGGTCCCCCTATCAACCTAATTCTGGTCCAGGCGGTGGAGGCTCCTCCATCGGTATTTCTTCCTCCAGGGGCTCTTCAACTTCATCAAGCATTAACTCCAATTCTTCCACCCGGTCAATTAACTCCAGGGCCATCAATTCCAGCTCGTGCCTGGGCATATCGGAGAACGGCGTCTCCGGGCCCATTCCTGCCGGGGGTGCTTCAGGTGGTCCTGCTGGTCCGGGTGCTGCCATAGGCCCGGGCGGTGGGCCTGCGGGTCCAGGTGCAGGTCCGGGTCCGGGTCCTGCAGGCATCGGTCCTGCTGGTGCAGGCCCCATAGGTCCGGGTGCTCCTCCCATACCGGGCATGGGTCTTTGCGGCATCGGCATCATTAAACTTTCACCTCCTAATATCCTGTAGCCTTGCTAAGCGGCACAACCTTTCTTTCCCGCTCTCTCCTCCTCCGCTCTTTGACTTCTTCGCTAAGCATATCAGTTCCAGGCCTTGACATTGCATAGTATCTATCGGTGTCCTGGCAGTGATCTTCCTGGTCGTTGGCAATATCTTCGGGATTCTGCTCGTGGGCCTCTATCATAGGGTAAGTCCTGATAGTGTTTTTGCAGGCGTGGGTAAATCTTAACCTGGAAATAGTATTGCCGTGTTCATCTTCAAACGGTGCTAAATGCTGGTGCAGCCTCCTCCAGCCGTTTTCCCTGTCTTTCATTGCCTGCCTTAAAGGTACTCCATGCTCTGCAAAAATCTGTGCGGTAGTCCTGCCAGTTTCTTGATTTGGGGCCCAACAGGAAGTGTCAGCTACTGTATAGGATATATCCTCTGGAGCTCCATCGTTGTCTCTTGACAGTTCCCTTATCTTCTCTGCCTGCTCCGGATCTGTTTTCTTATGAGGGTAGTATTCTCTGTAGCATATGGCCCAACCATCAGGAGCAATTGCATACCACTTACAGCAGGCCCTATAGTAACCACCATCGTAAGCTCTTATAATTCTCCAGCTAACAGGTGGGTACCAATCCGCTCCAAAAGGCACGTGCACTGAAGGGTCCCATTCTTGAAACTTTGCCCCTTCACCTACGGTAAATGCCTCTTCTGGAGTAGCGGGATATTCAGCGTGCACCAGTCCGCCTAATTCAGCCCTTGCCCCTTCGTACCATTTTCTATCCCTTCTGGGGTCGGCGTGCCAGGGTAGGAATATAGGCTTAAAATTAGAAGTCCCCTCGGTAGCCTGCTGCCATTTTTCTTCAAACAGCGTATTCCTTCTTCCTGTAGAAATGCCGATTACCTGTCCCCCTGTAGGGCGATTGATGGTAGGGAAGGCGGCAGTCCATATCTGCCTGTCGTATTGGTGAAATGCCCATTCATCAAGTAACACTAAGGAGCTGGTAAACGATCTCCCGGAATCTGGAGAGGCGGGGAATGATTTAAACCTGGTATTTTGCCCTTCCGGGTGTTCTATTCGCAGCTCTTCAGTCCCGCCGCTCCAGGTGGGCCCTGTCCAGCCTTCAAAGGAATTTTTCTTTTCCTGAATAAAAAACCTGGGCAATTCGTTAAATATAAACTTGCATCTCCGAATAAGCTCTTTAGAGTCATCTTCCCTTCTTGAAATAGCATTGGCGGTAAAGCCGGGCTTAAAGATCAGGTGATGTGCGATTATGGCCAAAGCCAGCCAGGTAAGGCCCAACTGCCGGGCTTTAAGCACTATAGAAAGCCTATTTTCCAGTATCTGCTCTAAAGCATCTGCCTGGGCAGGCCATAGTTTGAAAGAAGTTTTCCCGTCAGGGTGGTCCGGGTCCTCGATAAATACGTAATTATTTATAAAAAACTCTACGTCATCCTTACAGTCAAGCCAGGCAACCTGGGCTCGGGCTGCTAAGGCTTCCGCCTGATCTTTAGGTATGCTAGACATCAATAATCCCGTCCTCTTGCCTTACATCCTTAATTGGGGTATTAGCAAGCTGCCTTAATTCATCTTCAGTAAGCCCTGCTATGCGGTTAATAAATTCTACAGAACCGGAGACGTTATGCCTATGCTCCTGGACTTCTCTGTATTTTTCAGGGCGTTCTCCTTTTAGCTTAAACATTAAAAGGTTGTCGGAATACCACTTATCGTATCCAACAACCTTGCCTTGATAAAAAACGGGCTTGTCAACACCCTCTACAGCCCTTTTATCCAGTGCATCTTCCAATCGCTCTATATACATTTGTTTTGCTATAGTTTCCTGTTCGCAGAAAACTTGTGCCCTTTCCTGCTTTTCCGGGTCATCTCCGCCGTATTTTCTCCAGCCGCTGGGAGTTCCTGGTGAAATCCCTGCTACCCTGGCGGACTTGGTAATAGTGCCCAACTCAGATAAAGCAGCTAAAAACATTCGCTGCTGGTCTGTAAGTATGGGGTTATCGAAATATCTTAAATTTTCTCTAATCAAAGCTCCTTTAGTTTTAGTGTCAAGCTCTTCAAATCTTTTCACGGCCTCTTTAGCTGCGGGCATCTGAGACATTTCCAACCCTCCTTTTATAGAAAAAGGTATGTGGGTAGAGACTTGGGCCGGTCCCTACCCGGGGGGGCAAATGCGGGAAGTGTTACTTAGTTTACAGTTTACTCCCCCTATACTGCAAATTCCTGCATAAAGGGTAAAAATAATTCTCAAATTGATAAAAAATATATGTTGCAATGTAACAGGGCTTGTTATATTATGTTGTTTAGGAAGTAAATACATAAAAGGAGTGTGAAAAATGGAAAAATGCACCGACTGTGGCCTGGAGGTTGAGTTTGGTGATCTGGAGCAGTGTAATTTATGTGGTGAATATTTCTGCCACGACTGCTTGGAACAAGGCTATTTCCCTGAAGAATTTGGGGAAGGGGCCCTACCGATCCCTATTTGTTACGACTGTGGGGAGGAGATAAGTATAATGAGCGAACAAAAGAAATTAAAGGAAAGCAAAATGAATAAGTGCAGGAGGGAGAAGTTTGAACACTGGCTTCCCAGGGCTGTTTCGG